ATTTTGGCTTGGGTTATTTTTACTTTTCTTTAACTCAGAGGATTCAGACTAAACTAGAATTAAGAAATAAAGTGGCTGGGGACGGGATCGAACCGTCGACCTCACGATTTTCAGTCGCACGCTCGTACCAACTGAGCTACCCAGCCAATCTTTAAAAATCAAAGAAGTTAAAGCAGTAGCGACCCAGACGGGACTTGAACCCGCGACCTCCGCCGTGACAGGGCGGCGCGCTAACCAACTGCGCTACTGGGCCAACCGCAGTTCATCGAAAACTTCGATGAACTAGCGTCCCCAACGGGATTTGAACCCGTGTTACCGCCGTGAAAGGGCGATGTCCTAGGCCCCTAGACGATGGGGACAGTATTAAGTTATGAATTTAATATTTTAGCTAATGCATTAACTGTTGCAGCAATTCTTCCAATATCTCTTAATTGCTCTACAGTAAATCCTTCTTGCTTTAATGTTTCATAGTGTGCTTTTACACAAAAATGACACTTACCAATGATTGAAGATGCTAAAGAATATGCTTCAAAATTAGCTTTTGTAGTTCCCCCGTGTGAAGATATAGCATTCATTCTTAACTGTGCAGGGAGTCCTTTAAGATTGGCATCATCTGCCATTTCAATGTATGGATACCACACATTGTTTTGAGCCATAATAGCACCAGCAGTCATTGCAGCATTTTTTTCTACATCGTTTGTAGAAGAAGCAGCAATAAAAGCAATTAGCTTACCGTTACCAGTAGCAAAAGAAGCTGCCAGAGCTAGATGTGTCGCTAGCTCTGGATCAACTGTGCTACGATTAATAACAGCATCAAGATTTAATTTAATATCTTTAGCATACTCTGGTAAAGATTCTTTAAGCTGCTCAACCCACATTATAGAGTTTCTCCGCCTACTGTTCTATTACACGCACAAAGTTCTCCTGTTTGAAGAGCATCAAGGATTCTTAAGGTTTCTTCTGGGCTACGACCAACATTAAGATTGTTTACTGTGACATGCTGAATAATATTATCTGGATCAATAATAAATGTAGCACGTAGCGCTGCGCCAGATTCATAAGAAAATATACCGAGCTGTTCTGCTAGTCCTTCTACTGTTTCGTCATTGCCGTCATAATGGTATCGCATTGTATCGGCAAACATCCACGAATTTGTTTTCTTTAAATCTTCATGTGCATTACGCCAGGCGATTTTACAAAACTCGTTATCTGTTGAACCTGTCATAAGAATTGCATCACGATCATTAAAATCATTTACTAATTTATCATATGCAACAATTTCTGTTGGACATACGAATGTAAAGTCTTTTGGATAAAAGACAACTACTTTCCATTTTCCTGGAAAAGAATCTTGATTAATTTCCTGAAATGCATCGTCGCCAGAAAGTGCTCCTGGCTTAACTCCTGTTACGGAAAATGGTTTTAATTTATAACCAATTGTTTTCATTTTTTCTCCTTATATAAGTGGGTTTAATCCCGCTGGACCACCAGGGCTCGAACCTGGGACATCAGAGTTAACAGCTCTGCGCTCTGCCAACTGAGCTATGGTCCAATATGCGCCCCTAGAAGGAATTGAACCTCCGACGCAGACCTTAGAAGAGTCTCGCTCTATCCACTGAGCTACAGGGGCTAGTCTTGTTCTTCTAAAGGCAATATTCCTTTTTCTTTTGCTATCTCATAACCTTCTTCTGTAAAATGCATAGTCGCCTGCAAATTTTCATCGTACTCTACATTCATTAATCCATTTTGAAATAATTCAGCTAAATTACTATCTATGTATTCTGTATGTGCTTCCCATAATTCTGGCGCTAAATCTTTTGTAACAGCTTCACTGAGTTCAAATATTGCTTCGCCTTCTTCATTATATCCCGCTAACCTGATTGCACCAATATCTATATAGTATTGTATTTGTTTTAAAGCATCTTCGTCTTCCACTTTTCTCCTTTGTGCACCAGGTAGGACTTGAACCTACGACTACCCGATTATGAGTCGGGGGCTCTAACCAACTAAGCTACTGGTGCTTAGTTAGTAAATTATATACTTTCTGGTAGTTTATTGTCAATAGACTGCTCAACAATTTGCTGAACATATTCAGAAAAATGTTTTCTTATATTTCCTGGAGGCCTTTTACCTATTTCATTCCATATTCTTTTATATTCTAATATATTATCAAATGTAGTTGGACACACCTTAATACCATTATATTCTTTTAATCTAACTGGAAGCGGAACATGTTTTCCACAACATTTACACTCTTTAGCTTTATCTTGATATATACTCATATAACTTCCATCCCATCTAATGCTTCCGCCAATTTTCTTGGCAATGGAGCACGAATAATATTTCTATCGTCTTCAACAACAGGAGCATTCGCTCTATCCCTAGACTTTAGTGATGAATATGTATGTATTTCAACATTACCAAAATCTGGTCTAGTCAAACTAATTGCATTATATATTGAACCGCAGACGGCGTCTGCCAAGTCTTTTGATCCTTTTCTTGGGTGGTCAACCTTATCTTTCATAATTCTCAACTCAAGTAATTCATCTATTAAAAGCTTAATATGTGGTCCGCTTAATCTTTCTTCTAAAACAACCATTGCCATATCATCATAGTGTTTTTTTGCTACGGACAATGTTTCTGTATTAATTCCGTATTGTTTTAATTGCTGCATCATATCATGTGAATTCCATCTATCAAATGTACATATTCTAATTTTAAATCCACGTGATCTCAAAGACAATATGTAGTCTCTAACTTCAGTAAAGTCAACTGATTTATCAGAAGTAGGGGTCCAATATCTTACTGCGTCAACTTCTACAATTGGAGCTGGCTGAGAATAGTTGTCTGTTACTTTTACATTCACCCACCTATTAATATGTGCCATAGATACGGCGCAATGGTCATGTTTTTGAGCTAAGTCTACGTGGATAAAATATTCTTTATCTTCTTGTGGCACAAACCAATCTTCAAATCTTCCAAAATTATCTACAGATAAAGCCATATTACTAAAAGCTTTTTCTACCTTCTCTCTTGATTTAAAAAATGCATCAATTGCCTCTGGTGGCATACATGCAAATCTTCCAAGAGCATCTACTGGATCTCTATAAAATGGAACTTTAAAATCGTCTATGTTTCTAGTTGGATTAATTTCCCATGTTGGTCTTTTTATTGCATATATTTTTGGCAACCTGTATGAAACTATATGATCTTCTTCCCAAGAAACCTCGAATGTATTTCCAGGGGTGTCTTCTGGTAAATCTGGATCTATATTAAATACATGAGTTCTAATTATGGTTTCTTTTTCTGCAACAACCTCTGCATACCTTTGTTGAATATAATCATTTTTAAAACGAGGAAATGAAAGCAAAATAACTTTGCCATAATCAGGAAAACGAGAATCTACGGATCCACGATACATTTCATAAATAGCACTGGCTGTTTTTGCCTGATCATGACCACTTGTACTTTCAAGAGCAAAGCCAGAGATCTCATCAAGCACAGCCACTAATACGTTATATCCTTCGAAAGCTTCTCTTTCTGAATGCCCTGAATATACTGTAACATTTTTATTAAATTTAATTTCTGAAGCTTTTGCTTCATACTTGCCAATAAACCAGGAGCTTCTCTCAATTCTAGTTTTAAATCCTTTAAAGAAAACATTGTTTGCCTGCTGTGCGTTAATAGCAATATTAATAATATCTATTGTGTCTCCAGGAGGCTTACCGTAGTAAGTTGCTGGATCTTTAAGGCATAATAGTAAATAAACTATATATGCAACTGAAATTGTAGAGCAATAGTCTTTTCCACTTCCTTTACCTAATTGTGCAATTACTTCATTACAAGTTTGTTTATATCTAGTCCTACCTTCGGTTTCTCCAAATAATTTAATTAATGTAGATTCTTTATAGATTTGGCTGCTCTTCTCAATGAGTGTATACTGGTACTCCGAAAGTTCAGGAAGTGCAAGGTAATCTTTCCCCGTAACAAATGTTCGTAAATCGACTGGTCTTTCATCAAATTCCTCTCCATCCAATATATCTATTAAATCATTAAAGTTTAAGTCCATCTATTTCCTTTTTGACTTTTACATACTTATAAATATGACTTGGTGTTGCATATCTTTCGCCTTTAATTACTTTTGATACTCCATGCTCACATTCATATCCAGAACCATGTATTACAAGGTCGCCTGCTGAAGGCGTATATTCGATCTTTTGTTTTGGATAGAACAAGCCTCCTCCAATTTCTGGTAGTTGATAATAAACAATGGTTCCAAAAACTGACAATCTTTCTTCACAAAACTCTTCTCCATCTACATACTCGGAAGCAAGTTTTTCAATCTCTTCAAAATCATGAACATCTACATGGGGATCCCAAGATTGGCCAGGAACCATTTTTACTATAGAATTTGCATCTGCAGCAAAATGCTTATCATTTAGAAGAGATTGTATTCTTTTTTGTATAAAAGAAACAGAATCTGTATGCGTTATCGTATTTGTTTTTTCAAAATATGGAAAAATTTTCCAATCTTCAATTTTTGATATTTCATTTTTTATAAGTTCTATTTCATCAGGAGATATAAAATTTTTATAAACATATATTTTATCCCCAATTATTTCAAAATTTTCTAAATTAATTGGCTGCTGCATTATCATCCTTTATTATTATTGGCTCGACTATTCCAGTTATTTGAGACAATCTTTTTGCAACTTCCATTTTACATTCTTTACAACTAGAAGTTACTTCTTTTAATATTTTTACAAGTATTTCTTGCTTTCTTTCTGTTTCTGCTAACTGATTTGCTATTTCTACATTATCTAATAAGCCGACTTCTTGAAGCATGCCTATTCTTTTTCCTTCAATATCTGCAATTAGTTTTAAGGAAGTTGCCTTTACATTTAACTGCCCAGATTGATCTGCGTCCTCTACAGTCTTCCACGCCTCTTTAATTAGCATGGCATAATGCTGGTCAGCGCCAGAGATGGCTTCCTTTGCCCTTTCACGGGCCCCAGAATCGCTTCTAACGACCTCTTTCCATTCATCTATATAGTCTATAACCTCTGAGCGCTTAAACCCCGTTAGGGCGGCAATCTGAGTAGGATTATTACCCTTTAATAATTCCTCAACTACCTTATTCATACGATCATAATGATCAGCTAATTCAATTTCCATATATTAAAATTATACCATATCCTGGTTGACTAGGATTGAGATTTAGCTATTTTTAATAATACTAAATACCCAATTAAATCATCAATATCATTATCTCCTGGATATTCAGTACCCTTCATAAGCCTATTTAATTTATCATCAATTCTGACATGGAGCTGTTCTCTTGGACCCGCCTTTGAAAATATACGCACAGGATCTAGGGCGGAGTTTCCATAAGCGATATTCTTTTTAATTAGCATATGAGCAATTTCATGACAGGTGTCCCAAATTTCTCTACCAGCCTCTGTTCCGACTGTAAGCAGATATAAATCTGAACAATTAAAATCTTTTGAATCTTCAAACACTGGCTCTAAACTCATTTAATTAACCCATTATCTTTCAGTGCACGGTATATGGTCATAACAGTTACGCCACATTCTTTTGCTATATCTTCCATAGTTTTCTTTTGAACTACGTATCTACGATATAGCCAATCTTTACTTTTATATAATTTCATCTGGTAATTTTCTTGCTGTAATAATAATTGCCTTTGTACCTTCCCAACGAATTCTGCCTTTACAGCCAACATTATATTTTGTATCACCTTCATATTCAGATGAAACAGCATATACATATCCATGTATTTCAAAATCACTTGCTAAACTTTGATTACCATTAATAAATATTCTCCATACTAATGGGTCGTTTGGTTCTGCCTTTGTGTTAAATCTTAAAATAATATCATCATATGGCCTAATCCATCTATCTTTAACTATGGCCCATATATATTTTATTTTTTTCATATGCCCATCTCTTTTCTTTTTTGAGTTGCTGAAATAGCCTGTATTTCTGGTGCAAGCTCTACCTGTTCAATTTTATACCCAACGTCACGACCATATACAATATTAGTAATATTAGGCAATCTTAATACCATTGCTTTATCCATAAATTCATCTTTGGATATATACTCTTTTACCTGATCAAATGTTAGAGGATCTTTTGGACTTGTGTTATATGTATTTCTAACACCCAAAAGTACCTGATCTGTTCTTTTACCCGCCTCAACATATAAAGCATGATGCCCCTCATGCCATGGCTGATATCTGCCAAGCATTAATGTTGTTGGCTCTGACCAGTCATGCAATTTAAAAATATTACATATATCTTTTGCTCTTGCGCTTACATCATCTACAAAATCAATATATGAAATATTAAAATCTTCTGGGTCTTGCCATAGCCTATTTGTATCTTCAAATCTTCCCTCTGGTATGGTGTTCATCCAAATTATGATGTCTGGTTTGCCAAAAGCTGATCTTGTTGAATTTGTTGGACATACAAAGTCAACAATAACTGGCGCAACATTTTGTTTAGCAATTAACCTTGCCATTTCTCCCATACGACGTGCTTGTTCAATTCTATCGTCAGGACTAAATCCTAGATCTGAATTAACAGTTGATCGAACTTCATCTGCATTTAAATGTATTGCATTAATTCTTTCTTTTAAAGCTTTTGCCAGCTCTGTCTTTCCAGAACCAGGAAGTCCTATAATTTGTATAATCATCTTTTAGTTAACACTTCATTAGCATAGTAGGCAATTCCGAATGAATCTGCCACATCAAAATCTTCTAGACTTAAATTATATTTTTTATTAAAGTAATCTACTGTTCTTTGCTTTCTAATTTCCCGCATTTTATTCTTATACCAAGAATCTGCGTACCCAGGA